CCTATCGTTAGAAGAGTTTTCTCTAAATTATTAGCAAACGATATCGTTTCAGTACAAGCGATGAACTTACCAATCGGTAAATTGTTCTACTTCGTACCTAAAATCCAAGGATATTCAGGAGGAACTTCTGATATGTCAGGAGAACATTACGCACCTGTAGGTTCGCCAGGTAATTATCCTGGTAATCCAAATTCAGGTTATGATGGTTCAGGCGCATACGCTAAAAATCTTTATGATTTATTTTATGAAGGTGGTGAAGCAGGACTTGACCCTCCAGGACTTTTCGATTACTCAAAAGGTCGTTGGTCTGCGGTAACAGGAACTACAGTTACTTACGCATGGAGTCCAACAACAGGTGAATTAATCCAATCAGGATACACTAGTGGTACGTACAGAAAAGCAATCATCGTTATGTCAGGATTCTCTGATTCAGGTGCAGGAAAATTAATTGGTCCTGATGGTCAAGAGATTGATTCTGAAACATTCCTTTCTGACCTAAAAATCATCGGTGTTACAACTAATACAACCACATCTGCTAACGCATTAAATCCATATTTATTCAGAGTTGTAACTCAGAAATATGGTAAAGGTATGGTACAATACGGAAGTAATGTATCAACAACATTCCCAGGTTCAGGAAACGGTGGTTCATATAATAATATTTGTAGTGCAGCAGGATTCATCTTCTTAGAAGTTGATTTACAGGTTCCTGCTTGTATTAATTGTGGTTCAGACTCTTTGGACGGATACACAGGTTCAACATTCTCGTCATCGACAGCTACAAACAACGCATTTACAGCGGTTTGGAGACGTTATCAAGAACTTGAGTTTGAAGATAAAATTGGTGAGGTTTCTTTCGACTTACAGTCAGTGACTGTATCGGTTTCTGAAAGAAAACTAAGAGCACAATGGTCACCTGAACTTGCACAAGACGTTGCAGCATTCCATAACATCGATGCGGAAGCTGAATTGACAGCGTTATTGTCTGAACAAGTTGCGGCTGAAATCGACCGTGAAATTTTACGTGACTTACGTAAAGGAGCGGCTTGGAATCTTCGTTGGGACTACAACGGATGGAAGCGTCTGTCTTCAACAGGAACTACACCATACACTCAAAAAGATTGGAACCAAACTTTGATTACTGCAATTAACCAAATTTCTGCACAAATCCACAAGTCAACTCTTCGTGGTGGTGCTAATTGGATTGTTGTTTCTTCTGAGGTTTCTGCAATTTTCGATGATTTGGAATATTTCCACGTATCAAACGCATCACCTGAACAAGACCAATACAACATGGGTATTGAAAGAGTAGGTACGTTAGCTGGTCGTTACCAAGTATACCGTGACCCTTACTTCCCACCAAATCAAGTATTGATTGGTCACAAAGGTACATCGTTACTTGATACAGGTTACATCTACGCACCGTATGTACCTCTTCAGTTGACTCCAACTATGTACAATCCATTCAACTTCACACCTATCAAAGGTATCATGACACGTTACGCTAAGAAAATGGTTAATAACCGTTTCTACGGACGTATCACAGTTGATGGTGTACGTACATTCGATTTGAGAGAATTGAGATAATCAATTTGATATGTTATATTGAGAAAGGGACGAGAAATCGTCCCTTTTTTTATTTGGATAATAACCTAATACATTTTGAGATTACCTCGGTCTCACCTATATTGTAAACACCACGTTCATATGCGTGTTTAACCGCGTGAATTAAAAATACAGTTGCAATTTCAGGAGTTAATGTTTGTAATAGAGTGTCCAATTGTTCTTCCGTTTGAATCTCTAGTCTCCCAAAGAGTACTGCTAGTAGTTGTTCGTTTTCCATTTTTTTCTTTAATTTTTGATTTAACAAAATCTAATGTTGCCGAATCAATATCATCAATACAATGGTAATTATCTAAAATTACTCTATTGAATTCTTGAGTTATTTCTGTCGTCCAAACAAAATTTTCGTATAACATATTATTTATATTTTTTTGATATTTATAATAATAGACAAAAAGATTCTTTATGACAAATGAAGATAAAAAAATAAATGAGGCAACCTCAACTTCCATTTCTTCGGGTAAATACCAACAACCTATGGGTCCTGGTATTCGTTTATTTAATAAACAGGAAATGCAACCTTATTATGTACCAACATCAAAATATGATGATGCGGAATTGGCTTACGATAGTTATGATGGTAAAATGTCTACACCTAAAAATGAAATAAAGAAAAAAGAATCTCAAGCAAGAAAAATTTCTAAATATATTAAAAACCACCCAACCGAAAGTGACGATGAGGGTAACAATATTAATAGTGGAAACGGACCTTCAAAACCTTTAAAAAAAATGAAAAAAGAAAATATTGACCAAATTATTCATAATATATTAAAAGAAGATTTAGCCGTTTGGTTTGGAACCAAAAAGAAACCTAAAGGTTCAAAACAACCAAAAGGTCCTTGGGTTAATATTTGTCGTAAAAAAGAGGGTGGTGGACACCCTCCTTGTGGTAGACCAGAAGCGTCTTCTAAAGGTTATCCGAAATGTCGTGCCGCAGGAGTTGCATCTAAAATGACGGACGCTCAAAAAAAATCGGCGTGTCAACAAAAAAGAAATGCCGAAAAATCAGAACCTAAGACGGGTACGGGGAACAAACCAACAATGGTGTCTTACAAACCTAAGAAGAAAAAAACAAACGAAAACTTAAGAAGTGTTATTAAGAACATTCTTAATGAAATTAAATCTTCTTAAGAATATCAGTTAAAGAACAGTTGATTTGAGAGTGGATGACAGTCTCATAAGACTTTCTACGTTGTTCTATTTCGTTATTAAATAAGTAATTTACTCTCTCCCAAACTCTAGCATCCATCAATATGGAATAATGATATACGTGGTTTGTAACAAACGCTTGTTGATGTTGTAATGTCAACACAATACCCAACCTATCGTTTATAATGATTTTCTTTTCTGATACGGGGGCAAATATCAATTCTGTATCACTTTGTTTAAGTAGTTTTCTTGCAATATGAAAACAGGTTTGTTGATACCTATTCATCGCGGGGTCAACCTTTTGGTCTAATGGTCTTTTGTGTAACCAAAGGTGGTATCTAAGAAATACTCGTTTGATTTTTCTTTTAACAAATTGATAGAGTGTCATAGGGGATTTTTTGTGGATACAAAGATATAAAAGTTTTCTGATATTAACAGTACGGCGGAGAACATTTTTTCTTTCCGTCTAAACCGGGCATTTTTCCTTTACAAACTTGTACTCCGTAACCGTTCGAATATGCTGAGGGAAATACTTTGTATTTTGATTTTGCCGCAGAATATCCTCTAGAGCATAATTTTGTTCCTGTTTTTTTTCTACCTTCTTCCATCATACCTGTGAAAGACGCATCCTCAATATCTTGTACACCATCACCTTTAGTATGATTCATCATAAAATCAAACACTTGGTCCATATTATTTTTTGCTTCTGCGATGTGGTCTTGTGCCCAATCATGACCGTCATCTAATATCTCAGTTACCATATCTTGGTCTAACTCTAATAGCATATCACATTGTCTTCTCATTTGTTCTAAATTTGAGAAGAACATATATCTATCTGAATAATCTTCGTGAGATTCATTTAATACTCTTTTAACAATACGACTTAAATCCGATTCTGTTAACTTAACTACTTTTTTCATTTTTTATTCACAATTTGAAATTTTATTTGTTTTTTATATGTTGTTACTTCACTATTAATATTCAACTTTAAGTCTACAAAATATTCGTTTGGAATTTTATCTCTTGTATCGAATATAAAATAGTATTCATTTGGTGTTTTATTAACTTGTGTCCAGTCTTGTACCTGTACTTCTGTTTGACCCTCCTTAACATAAACTCTATAATAAGCTTTGATTTTGTTAAGTGGTTGATTTGAGGTATATTCTTTTTTGATGATAACACCAACTTTTCTGATGTCGGTATTTAATATCTTTTCATCTTGTCTTATACCATAATAATCAAAACCATAAACAGATGGTTCGTTAGTTGATGTACCTATTGAAATTGAGGACGAATAAGGTCGCACAATCAACTCGTTTTCAACATTAGGTAACTCAACACCATTTAGAGATAAATTACTCCATACATCAGTAAATGTACAAGGTGTTTTATACCCTAAAAGTGCAGGTATTGTAACTTCATAAACACCTTGAGTTTTTCTACATGTGGTAAGTGCGGTCAGTCCCTCTATTGGGTCTCCAGTACTATCGTAAATCGTAACGGATGGGTTTGAATCCAAATTGATTGGACTACCGTCTTCATATAAGTACAAATATAGTTTATTTGCTCTTCCTAAAGAAAACAAATCTCTATCATCTTGGATTAAGTCATCGTAATTTGTTTGTAAATAAGGTTCGTAAAACGTTTGTGTGTGGCGAGTAAAAAACCCTACCGAATAATAAGAGGTTAATCCTGTTAATAATTCTATATTTGGTTTAAATGCGACACCCCAACCAGTAACCCCTGTTATTGTACCATTTAAAATTCCATTTATTTCATCTGTCATATCAAATGAAATGTTTTCATTACCAAATTCAAAATGTTGTTCAGCAATTACTGTAAGTGCTGAGTAATTTAGTCCTGTCAATCCTGTAAGTGAATTTTCATTATCGTATAGACCAGGCGCTGTCCAATCTTCAGTTATCATCCTTTTGAACCAATTTGAGGCTTCTGTCGAATAATTTTCTCTTGAAAATAAAGATTCGGTATCATTTATCTGAACACCCAAATCATAAACAGATGCCAACCCCTCATCCCATGTTTGTTCGGAACCCGTAGTTCCTGATGTAAGAGGTATTCTAAATAAAATTAAATCGAAACCACTACCTCTCGTTATGTCACCACCAAATCTTGTCGACTTCAATAAATCAGGAGATGAAAATACAGTATTTGTCATTATAAGAGTGTGAGTCATAGCCGTAGTACAACCTGTTTGGATTATTCCATCCGAAATTTTTTGTTGTAGTAATGATAAGTCTATATCAAATATAAATCTAGAATAGACGGGTGTCGGATTTTCAGGATTGATGTTCCCAAAGTATAGTTGTGTAACAGGAGCCTTTCCCGTATTTGTGTAGACATTGGATAATATCGTATTATTCCTATTGAAATATGAATTATTTATAGACATTTTAAGGTTTTTCTATAAATATCAATAAACTTAAATTAGTTTATTCTAATATTCTCATTGAGGATTGTTTGATTAGCATTCAAAATCTTTTGTAGTATGTCAGACGACAGTGTACCATCAAGTGCGGTAGGAACTGGTGGTAATCCATGATATGGGTGTACGTGAGCAACTAAGAATTTACAAATTAGATTTAACAAATCCATCAAAGCATCTCCCCTGACCATAGGTTCAGTCAATTCTTGTATGTTAGACAATTTATCTTCTTTTATACCATAGATTGTATCCCTTAGATTGATTGAACCTTTGGTTGTGGCACTTTCGTGGGATAATAAATAAATTTTATCTGAACCCATAATACTGTAAGTCACCGGTGTGGAAGATATTGATTTAGGTTTGATGTTGCC